CTATCTCGATCGGCGACAACGCGAGCGGAAAGCTTACTGTGCAAGAGAGGTTTTCCCAACCAGAGGCGACAAAGCCATCCGCGCGCAATCAATCCGCGGCCGCATGGCTTTGGAAGGGCTCTACGTTCCGGAATACATGAGCTGGTACCCGGCTTTCAGAGCTGAATTGTTGTCGTTCCCAGCAGCTCAGCACGACGACCAAGTGGATGCGCTCGGATTAGTCGGCCAATTGCTCGATGTCATGCTGGTCGGCAACAAGCCAGCTCCACCGCCACCAAAAAAGATCATCGACAAGTACGTGCCCTATCGCCAGACCACGCTGGCCGGCGATTGGCGGAGTTATTGAGGTGTGGATGTTCACTGACGAGCAGGACAAAACCATCTTGATCGTGCTCATCGGCCTCGTCGCCGCGGTGGCGGTCATTTTAGCAGTGTTGCTGTGGCCGTAGGCTCGGTCGGTGGCGGCACCTCTGGCTATTCACCGATCAGTGGTGGTTTTGCGCCTGCAAGTGTCACCACCGGCGGCGGCGCCACTCCTGACCAGGGCAAGTACGGTGAGGGCAAGGGTTATTGGACCCACGCGCAGTATAAAAGGGCCTACAGCGACTATCTCACCTCCAAGGGCAACGAAATCGCTGAGCAGCAGGAAGCTCGCGAATATCGCCACGGCAAGCAGTGGACGGCCGGCCAAATTGAGACGTTCAACAAGCGAAAACAACCCGTCGTCACCTTCAATCGGGTGGGACGGAAGATCGACGGCATTGTCGGCCTTGTTGAGAGCCTTCGAAGAGAGCCAAAAGCTATTCCACGCACGCCGCGGTTTCAGGCTGGAGCTGATCTAGCGACCGCAGCCGTCCGCTCGGCGCTGGAGCGCGGAAAGTGGAAAGCGAAATCTCCGAAATGCGCGGAGACTGCCGCGGTAGATGGCATCGGCGGCATCGAGCTGATGCTGGAGCAAAATTCCGACGGCAGTTGGGAGATTGACTTCGAAGAAGTGGACATCGCCGGCTTTTTCTACGATCCAAGGAGTCGAAAAGAGAACTTCTCCGACGCGATCTACATGGGCATGGGCAAGTGGATCGATAGCGAAGTGCTGATCGACAAGATGCCGGACAAGGCGGAGCTGATCCGCATGTCCGTCAGCCGCGGTTGGGAGCTGACTTCGAATAGCAGCGCCGAAGCCAACTGGTTCATGTCGAGCGGCCAGCTCAAATCGGTGCGCTTGGTCTATATCTGCTACCAGCACAAGGGCCGCTGGTGCTATGCGCTGTTCACTGGAGCAGCCGTTCTGATGGAAGGCGAAAGCAACTTCGTCGATAGGAACGGCAAATCAGTCTGCTCGTTTCTGATGTTCTCCGCCGCGGTTGATCACGACAATGACAGGTATGGCTTTCCAAGGAATTTGAAATCTCCGCAGGACGAGATCAATCAACGGCGGTCGAAAGGTCTGCACGAGCTAAATACGCGGAGACTGATTGCTGAGAAGGGCGCCTTCGACAACATCGAGCTGACCCGGCAAGAGGCGGTGAAGCCCGACGGCATCATTGAAAGGAATAAAGGTTACGACGCTGAATTTGACGATGCCAAAAAGCAGCAGGACATTGCCGGACAACTGCAGTTCCTGCAGGACGCCAAGCAGGAAATTGAAAACTTCGGCCCCAACGCCTCTTTGATGGGCTCGCAAGGCATTACCAACCGCTCGGGCCGCGCTATCGCTCTCATGCAGCAGCAGGGCCTGGCTGAATTGGGGCCCTATCTCATCGCGCACCAGAATTGGAAGCAAAGGGTTTATGAAACTGTTTTCTTCGGCATCAAAAAGTATTGGACTAACGCGCGTTGGGTTCGCGTAACTGATGACGATGGCGCGCAGCAATTGATCGGGATCAATCAGCTGCAGCTCGACCAGATGGGCCAGCCGGTGATCGTGAATTCCATCGGTGAGCTCGACGTCGACATCGTCATCGATGAGGGGCCCGACACCGTCACGATGATGGAAGACCTCTACGAAACCTTGTCGCAGATCATTCCAGCCATCGCGCCGATGCTCAGCCCGCCGGAGGTGCAGGCTGTGGTTGGCATGTTGATCGAAACCTCGCCGATGTCGGCGACCGCCAAGCGCAAGTTCCAGATGGCGTCGCAGCAGTCGCAGCAGCCTAACCCGATGGCGCAGCAGGCGCAGATGCTGCAGCTGCAAGGTGCCGACGCCACGGTAAAGAAGCTGCAGTCCGAGGCCACCTTGAACATGGCCAAGGCGCAGAAAGAGCTAATGCCGGAGCCGCAGCAGGCGCAGCAGCAGAAGTTCGAGCTGCCGCCGGCTATTCAGATCGGACAGGCGGTATCGCAGATCAACAAAACCAACGCCGACGCCGTGCATAAGCGGGCGCTGGCACAGGGCGAGCAACACTACACGGCGGTGCATGGCCCGTTCGACTACGCCACCAGGGCAATGCAGGCGATCATGACCCATCACGCCGCGGTGTCGGATCGATTGATGGCGGCGCAGCAGCACGGCGACGAAATGATCATGCGCCAGCGCGAGCTGGATGCGCAGCCGCGGCCGGCTTTTGGAGGCTGACATGCCGATGATTAGCGACGCCGATCTGAGCAACATGACTGTGGATCAGTTGAGAGCCTTGGTGCGCCAGCTGCAGGGCGGCGGCGATCAAGCAGCTGGCGGCGGCGGTCAACCGAATATGCAGGGCGGCTTCGCGCAGATGTTTGGAATTCCGCTCGGGTCCGGCGCCAGCGTGCTCGGTGGCCTGGGCGGCGGCGGTGGCGCGCCCAACTACAGCGTGCTCGCCGATCTAGCGAAGCAATATATCCGTTGATGCCGTACGCATCCGCTGCCCAAAGAGGTTACTTCCACACGCCGGAGGGGATGGCCAAGGTCGGGCCGGAGGTGGTGGCGGAATTCGACAAGGCATCGAAGGGCCAGACCAACCTGCCGGAGCGCGCGCCAAAGAAAAAGAAAAATTCGCTCGACTACGGCCAGCTGGTCAAACGCGCGCAGCAATTTTCGTAACTCACCGACGACACAGGTGGGCGCCTGGGACCGGCGCTAACTGTCCGCACGCCCGCGGCCGGCGATACGGCCAGCATCGCGCACGAGCCGGCGACATAGGCTTGCGAGGACCAACACACCATGAGCACTGAGCAGACTGCCCCCACGGGCGGTCTGTCGGATGCGGACATCTTTCGCTCTGCGATGACGCCGGATGCTCCGGCGGCACCCGCAGCAGCGCCAGAGACGCCGCCGCCGGCAGCTCCGCCATCATCTCAGCCGACTGACGGTCAGCCACGCGACCCGGCAACGGGCCGCTGGACTGCCAGTCCGGAGAAGGCACCCGACGCGCCCGCTGCGGCGATACAGCAGCAGCCAACTCCGACTGCGCAGCCAGCTGGTCAACCATCTCCCGCCGAAGGCGATCACGACATTCCAAGTTGGCGTGCTCGTGAGATGCGGCTGGAAAAGGATCAGGCGATCGAGCGCGCCCGCCAACTCGAGGCGGCGTATCTCGATCAGCAGCGCCAATTCAATGCTCTGCGCGAGCAAATCATGCGAGCGCAGCAGCCGGCGCAGCCTGAGCAGCCGCCCGACGTCATCATCGATCCCAACGGGTATCACCAGCACGTCCAGCAGACCATGGAGTCGCGTCTGCGCACGATGGAACAGAACTTCTCGTTCCGGATGGCGCACGAGCGACATGGCGAGCAGTTCGAGCAGGCGTACACGCAGATGATCGGCCTCGCTGACCGAGGTGATCGGTCAGTGGTGCAGCACGTGATGAGGTCGAACGACCCCGGCGCGGTGATGATGCAGTGGTGGCAGCAGGCGCAGACCTTGCAGATGGTCAACGGTGATCCGTTGAAATGGTTCGATGGCCATCTTGATCAGCGGATCGCCAATGATCCGCAATTCAAGGCGGCATTGATCCAGAAACTGCAGGGCACTGTGGCAGCAGCTCAAGCTCAACAAGGTGGTGGCGGTCCTGTGCAGCTTCCGCCGTCGCTCAATCGCATGGCCGCAACGGCTCCGGCCGCGGTCAACGGCGACATGAGTGACCCGTCGTTGTTCGACTTCGCGTTCCGTCAAGGACGGCAACCGCGCTAGTCGCCGCCGCTGCACTCAGTCCGTAAACGCCCGCCTTTCGGCGGGTTTTTTATTGCCTGCACGGCATCGGCGGTCGCGAGAAAGGACCGCTGGTTATGGCAACCGGCACCACTGTAGTTGACCAACAAAATAAACTCATTCGGTTCACGCAGGAGATCAATCGAGAGTACGTGCGTGAAAATATGTTCAGTCCGTACATGGGTGAGGAAATGACCTCCATCATCCGCGTGCGGAATGAGCTGAAGCAGGGTGGTGACACCATCAACCTGCCCACCGTGCGCCGCCTCAAGACCGGCATCATTGGCGGCTCCGGCACCGCAGTCAGCCAGGGCCAGCTGCAAGGCTCGGAAGAGGTGATCGATAACTACGGCCAGCGCGTCAAAGTGGATTGGGCGCGCAATGCCGTGGTCACCAACGCGGCGGAAATCCAGAAGGACAGCGCCGACATCTTCGGCGAAGCCAAGCCGCTGCTGTCCGACTGGGGCAAGGAGCTGCAGCGCGACGACCTGATCCAGGCGCTGATGGCTTGTCCGAGCGTGACGCCTCCGGCCACCGGCGTGCGGATCAATGGCACGCTCTACAATCTGGCCAGCGCCGGCCAGCTCAACACGTGGAACACGGAAAACTCCGATCGCGTGCTCTACGGTGCCACGCTTGCGCACTTCAATGCCACGCACGCCACCGCGCTCGGCAACATCACTGCCACCGCGGTGGACAGCCTGACCGGCAAAAACCTCTCGCTGCTGAAGCGGGTGGCGATGAATGCCGATCCGCACATCCGGCCGTTCAAGACGCGCAACGGTTACGAATACTATGTCGCGTTCACCGGCACGAACGGGTTTCGTGACCTGAAGAACGACCTCAACTACACCGCCACCTCGTCCGGCGGTCCCAACCTGCTTGCGCGTCCACGTGAGGGCAATCAGGTCAACGGCGCGCCTGACACGCCGCTCTGGCAGGACGGTGATCAGCTCTACGACGGCGTGATTGTCCGTCAGGTGCCGGAAATCACCAGCTTCGTGACCAACGTCTGGACCGCGCTGAAGACGGCGGGTGCCACCGGCACGGCGCGGGTCGAGCCGGTGTTCTTCTGCGGCCAGCAGGCGGCAACGCTGTGCTGGGGTCAGATGGCCAAGCCGACGTTCTTGAAAGAGGATGACTACCAATTCAAGACCGGCGTCGGAATTCAGATGTGCTTTGGCACGGCGAAAATCTTCTCTGCGCCGGTCAACACGTCTGCCAACCTCAAGCAGCTCGGTGTCGTCACCGGCTTCTTCTGGTCGCCCGGCGATCCATGATCGTCTGACTGACGATCTAAGCGAGGGTGCCGTCTTTCCCATCTCCGGCACGGGCGGTGCCCTCGCTCCCTTCATCGGAGATCACCGCAATGAAAAAGCGCAAGCGCGCTGCGCATCGGGCGCAGCCTTATTTTCACGAAGAAGAGGACACCATGAGCGACACCGAAGAGATCAAACAGCACACGGCTCCGCTGACGGCGCAAGACCGCGCGCCGCCAGCTCGCTGGCCCACCGGCGGTGCGCCCGCGGCGCTGCGCATCGACGTGGACAAGACCACGCCGGTGGACACCGAGGTCATCATCGCTCGCCTGCCCTCTGGCGCTGCCGTCATTGGCGGTGGCGCCTGGGTCAGCGAAGCCTTCGATGGCGGCGGCACGATGGAGGTCGGCAACGAAGACGACAGCAATACCTATGTCAGTGTTGACCTGGGCACTGTCGGGTTCACGCCGCTCAACATTAAGCCGGTTGGCGCGCCGCGCGACGGCGAAACCGAGGTGCTCGGCCACATCGAAGGCGCTAGCGAGAGCACTGAGGGCAAGGCTGTCGTCATCCTGCTCTATGCCTGATGGCGACGTTCACCCGCCGCAAGCTGATCGATCAGGCAGCAACCAAGGTCGGCGCGCTCGGCGTCGGCCAGACGCTTGCCAACGAAGACTTGGTCGCCATTGACGAGATGGCGACCTCGTTGTTCGACCAGCTCGCCGAAGACGAAATACTGACGATCGGCGACGACGACGCCATTCCGGCGTCGTGGTGTCCGTACCTCGCGACCCTGCTGGCCAATCTGATCGGGCCCGACTACGGCGCACCGTTCGATCCCAACATCAAGCTGTCGGCGGAGGCCATCCTGCGCAAGCTGGTGCGCGGCAAGGAAACCTACGAGCCGCAGACGCCGGACTATTTCTGATGGCACAGCTCGATTACAGCCAGCTGGTTCAGCAAGCTGAGGCGCGAGCTGCGCAAGAGCGCGCTGCGATGCAGCTGGCGCGCGGCGTGCGCCCGCCGGGCGGCGTTAGCTTCCCGCCTGGGCGAACAGAGGGCTTGGCTACTGAGCTGATTTCGCCGCGCAATCAGACGCCATTTGGTCTCGCCACAACCCTGTTATCGATGGGCCCAGCTCGTGTCGTTGGTCCGGCGGTGCGCGGAGCAGCCATGCTTGCCGGCGGCTTGTCCGACATGATCACGCCAGCTGAAGCAGGCTCGGGC